AGTACCTTGTGGAATTCGTTGACGCGATCCGATCCAACAACAGCAGTAACGTGAGTGTGTCCCTGTTTCTCAAGATGCTTCATTGCATCGATTGGAGTACGAACATTCTTGCTGGATACAACATTGGCATTAGGAAATAGCTTTCTCATAGCGCCAACCTTCTGACCATGAGTCAGAGGATTCTTCTTGGCATCTTGGCTATGAGTAGGAAAGATGTAATGATCGCCGCCATGTTCTTCTGCATGAGACTGAACTGCACCAACCAGCTTTCCGTGACCTTCTTCAGTTGGCGGATTAAATCTGCCAAAAGTAAATGTTGCATGACTCATTGTTTCTTTCCTGCTCTTAGGATTGCACTTCTTTCACGATTGGCTTTTGAGAAGCCCTCACGATCAACAACCTTCAATCCGTTGGCAACGTAACCTTCGCCACCAGACTGCTTGCCACCGATCTTTGTACCGAATCCACCGCCGCCGTGTTTGTCTAGATCGCGAGCCAGAACATTGGTGGCTTGCTGAACGTGGTGATGAATATCAAACGACTTCTGGAAAGCTGATTTATTCTTTTCTACGTGCGCAAGAGCTGCATTCTTGTCAGCCGTCTTGGCTTCCTTGGCTTTGGCAGTCTTTACGCCTTCAATCTTCTTATTATGAATGTTCTCAAGATGAGCCTTGTAACCTTCTGCTGAAGGCTTTTCGCCGCTTGTGACGGTGGAATTGACGTAGCTGCGCATCGTCTGTTCGTGACCAGACTGGTGAGACTGATCGTGCTTTGCCAGCATCTTCTCAGCCGTCTGTAGATGTCCAGCAACTGCTTTCTTGGCTTCTGGTGAAATCTTACGTTCTTCAGCTGAGACTACATGCTGAACCTGATGAACATCAGGATGCGAGGAAAACTCTTTGGTGTCCGTAATAGGATGAGCTGCGCGCTCTGGACCCTTCAGTTCTGTGTGAATCACTGTGCTGACCTTAGACTTAGCCAGCTTCTTTCCTTCCTCTGAATTGGCAGGAGTGTGATATTCGATGGTGTTTGGAGTGTGGCTGATATGACCGTGTTGAGTCGTTCTGCTTTCAGGAGTGGACATGAATCCACCCTGGTATTCGCCAGCACGCTTTGGTAGAACCTTACCAACGTGCTTCAACAGGGACTTCAGAGGATGTGCCAGATATGGCTTGTGACCGTGTTGAGTGTCAACATCCTTCTCAGAGAAATTATAAGTGGAACCTGATCCCTTATACTTTACACCAACCTTACCCTCTGGAGTGCGGATGGCTTGATAAGACATTTTGTCGTCAATTTTTCTGGTGATGGGAACCTTACCAGACGCCACACCCTTGAGGGTTTTGATTGCGTGACTTGTTGCGTCTGGACTATCGAACGTGCGATCTGAAGGATGTTCGATATGTTGAATGCCACCAACCTGTGCGGCTTCAGATAAAAACTGACTAAATGATCTCATTAAGCACTCCACTCTGTGGGAAGGGTTATGAATCTATTTAGCGTTTTTGATACTTTGAATTGCTGTCTCTAGAGCATCCCGAACATTGATCATAAGACCCGAATCACGAATGACGCAGTTGGATCGATCAGCCGCAGTAGCTGCTTTGAATTCCTCAGGAGTAAACCAATTGACGTTCTCAAGTCCAAGTAGATCAGCCAGCTCATGCATATTAACCGAGCCTTCATTGACTAGATTGTATGGACCATCTGGAACATTATGAAGAATTAGATTGCAAGCGACTTCAACGGCTTCATCAAGATCCGTCAGAGAATTCTGTCCACCGTCGATCAGCTTACCATTCTTGGCATAGTTGATAACCTTAGTGAGATAATTCTTGGGCTCAAGGATTCCTGTGAACGGCATTCGAATTCTAAACACTAGTGCACGATTCTTCAGAAGAACGTCTGACACGCCCTTGGAGACTGAGTAAATACTACCGAAATAATTCGGATCAGCGTTCACGTCATCAATTGTCCCCTGATAGATGCAGCCGCTTGAGAAGTGAGCAAGTCTGGCTCCGAATCCATTAGCCATCTCTAGCAGCTTGGTTGGAAATAGTGCATTAGCTAACAGAGTGTTGGCTTTGTCTTTCTCACAAGCATCGACGTTTGGAGTTCCAGTAACACCTGCACAATTGACAACCCAGTGATATTCACCAGTCTTCAGTTCATTCAGAATCTCCAGAGGATTGTGTGAAACGAGTCTTGCACTATGACCCTTTCTACTCTGAATCTCATTGTACATCTTTCGACCAGTCCAACCTCTGCCAACAATCAGTATTTTCATTATAGATCCTTCAAATATTTTCCATATGCAGTCTTAGCGCAAAGATCAGCCGTCTTGTTTAACTGTTCTTTAGTGATCCAACCATTATTGTATGCGACTTCATGAGGTGATCCGATAAGATTTCCCTGTGCAGTCTGAACCGTCTTAATAAAGATAGATGCCTCTAGCATAGACTCGGCTGTTCCAGTATCAAACCAGATCGATCCACGCGGTAGGATATAAACATCCAAATCCTTCTGATCAAGATAGCGTCGGTTGATGTCGGTAATTTCCAGTTCGCCTCTGGCAGAAGGTCTTAGTTGATAAACATAATCAAAGATGCTTCTGTCGTAGAAATACAATCCTGTTACAGCAAGATTACTCTTCGGCACTTCTGGCTTCTCTTCAAGAGAGACTGCACCTGCACTATTCAGTTCAACGACACCAAACCGTTCTGGGTCAGGAACCTTAGTCGCAAAGATAGTTGGCTGCTTGGATTCGACTGCTTCCTTCAACGTCTCACTTAATCCTGCTCCATAGAAGATATTATCCCCAAGAATCAGAGCAAATCTATCATAATCAAATATTCTACCGAATAATGCTTCATGTACAACGTTGAAAGCATCAGCAATACCCTTTGGAGACTGCTGTACGCCATAGTAGATCTTGATGCCTAGCGTTTCTTCGCAATTCGCGAATAGCGATTGAAAGATTTGCTTTTCGTCGGGATTACTGATGATGACAAATTCTTTGATTCCAGCAAGCATCAAAGTGCTCAATGGATAGTAGATCAAAGGTTTATCGTATACAGGAAGAACTTGTTTCGTAGCAGCTAGAGTTGCTGGATAAAGCCTAGATGAACGACCTGCTGCTAGAATGATTCCTAATGGTTTCTTCGACATGAATTTACCCACTCCATATTCTTAGTGTACCACTCAATGGTGGACTTCAATCCATTTTCTAAATCGGTTTTTGGTGTCCAGAAGATTTCTTCTGTCGTTGCGCTATTATCTATATCGTATCTAAAGTCATGTCCTTTACGATCATCAACGAACTCAATCAGATCGATAGACTTACCCATTAGTTCAAGAATCCATTTGGCAAGCTCAAGATTGTTGATCTGGTTGCCACCGCCGAACAGATATTTCTTGCCAGACAATCCCATAGACTCAGCAAGTCTGATACCTTCGCAATGATCCTTGACATAGATCCAATCACGAATGTTCATACCTGTACCGTAGATAGGAACTCGCTCATCATTCATAGCTTTACGGATGATTGTCGGAATCAGTTTCTCAGCGTGCTGATAAGGACCATAATTATTAGAACAATTGGTAAGTACGCAGTCAAGCCCATAAGTATGATGATAAGCCATAACAAAATGATCGGAAGCAGCTTTGCTAGCAGAGTAGGGACTGCGAGGATCGTAAGGATCAGCAGGACGAAACGCATCATCGGTGGGATTGAGGCTACCATACACTTCATCCGTTGAAATATGGATGAATCGGATTTGTCTCTCACTTCTTCTAACTGCCTCTAATAATTTAACAGTACCAAGAACATTGGTCTCAACAAAGGGTAATGAGTCATGAATAGAATTGTCTACATGACTCTCAGCTGCGAAGTTGAATATTGCTCTTGGTCTGCATTGATTGATAATGCGATTTACAGTATCGGTATCATTAATGCTACCATGAATAAACTGGTACTTCCTACCCATAGAACGCGACATTCCTTGTAGCGTTCTAATATTTCCTGCGTAGGTCAGAGCGTCAAGGTTGATGATATCCTCGTCGCTTTTGTCTAGATGATTGATGATAAAGTTGCTGCCAATGAATCCGCAGCCGCCAGTCACAAGTATTGTCATATATTATTCTATGTCTACAGTTGCCGCATTTCTTGGTAGAGTGTCTTCGGAAATAATAACCATTCTTCCAGCACTATCGCCTCTTGATGGGGACTTTCCATAAATTTTCGGAACGCCGTCAGAATCTTTTGCATTAGGATCAAATCTTTGATCTTCGCGTCTTGCTCTAAGTCTGAAATAGAAATCATACTTCTTAGCATACTTAGCTGCTTCAGTAAACGATCCATTCAACGGTAGAGTGTTGGTGTTCTTGTTATATATTCCAGAAACATCCATTGGACCAATGTACATATAGTCAATTGGACCACCCATTTGGACATTACCTATAATAATCGTTTTGACAATTCTAGGTGGGATCTTTCCGAATACATCAGGGACTTTATCGCCAGGATTTATCTTAGCTTTCTTTACAAGATAGGTATAAACAGCCTTCATAAATTTAGCAGCTAATCCAGGAGCAGCCATATTGATGCCCCTCATTCCACCGCCAGCCAAGCTTGGTGCAGCTTCACCTTTCATGGAAATGTTTATGCTGTTCTTTTTACCTATTGTGATAACTACGTCAGTGTATGGCTCTGATCCACTGGCTTGACGACCAGTAAACTTCTTTGCTCCAGTGACGTTTGCTATCTTAGTGCCATCAGCAGAGACAAGAGTGATTGGATTACCCTTATTGGCTTTTACTGCTGCGTTGATCTTCTTGATCAACCCCATCTCTTGTCTTTCTGCTGATGCACCAGCCATTTACTACACCTTCAATCCGCTAAATTTAGACTTACTCTGTTGTGGCTTGAAGCTTGGCTGCGGAGTCTGTCCAGAGTCAGCCAACACTTCTTGATCGGACTGAGCAAGATCATATAGCTTCATCTTTGCTCGGTCAATACCCACGGTGAACCTTTTATTTAGCGTAGGATCGTTGTATCGATTCTTCAGCTGTTTCACCATGATCTGATTGACCTGTTGTAGTTCCTCAGTTGAGATCAGAGCAAACATGAAGTCAGCGGTTGCAGGTAGACCAAACGATTCAGAAGTATCCTCAAGACCTGGATCTGAACTGGAGAAACCTGAACGAGTTGTCTGAGTCGCAGATACGATAGGAACATCAAACTCAACAGCCAATCCTCGCAGTTCCTCAGCGATTGCCTTGATGTATGTGTAGCTGTTTACATTAGCGCCAGCCTTGATACGACTTGAAGCGCAGATGTTGAGATAGTCCACAAAGATGATATCAGGTACGAAATTCTTCTTCATGTTCAGTTCATTCAACAGCGCACGAAAATGAGCAGGATTGGCAGCTGCGGTAGGATATTCCTTGATGATCAGCTTACCCTTAACCTGAGACTTCAGTCGCTCCATTCGCTTGTCGTACATGTCCTTGGGAAGATTCTCAAGATCGTCCATTGTGACGTTGAGCAGATTGGCGTCAATACGTTCAGCGATACGTTCCTCAGCCATCTCAAGAGTGATATACAGAACATTGAGATTCTGCATCAGACAAGATGCTGCGACATGACACATGAACAAAGACTTGCCGACGCCAGTGCCAGCTAGTGCGATGTTCAGAGTTTTTCGCGGCAGTCCACCTTTAGTAATCTTGTTGAAATATTCCAGATCGAACGGGATACGTTTTTCAACACGGTGATAGAAATCAAATCGATCAGCATAGTTATCAATATAATCATGACCCACGTTAGGGTCAAAGCTGATAGAAAGAGCATCAGACAGAAGAGCAGGAATGCTTCCTTTGTTACGCTTATCGTCTTTACCGTCCAGGATTTGAATTGAATCCATGATGGCATTGTAGATCGCTTTCTCTTGACAGAACTTTTCAGTTTCGTCAAGCAACCACTGCATTTTCTGTTCCGTGTTCTCATCAGTGATTTCCTTCAGAATAGCGTTGCAGTCTGAGAATTCTTTCTCAGTGATACCAGAACGATTCTTGATAGAAAGAACAATTGCCGCCTTGGTAGGCGGCTGATTGT